TAACCAGACCCATCAAGGCAATCTCAATAGCGGAAACAAGCTGATAAGGGTCTTGTGCCTGAGAGTAGTCATCTTTCAAAGCAACCTTTACAGCTACACCCTGTCCTGTCACACGGGAGATACCGCCAGTAATGGTGTTTGCAATCGGGGAGTAAGCACCACCCGTAAGACCGCAAGCCAGAAGCTGCTGAACAACCATCTGATCTTCAAGGGTCTTAAGCTTACCCATCTGATTGGTAGCCAGTTTGGTCATAACTTCAAAGTCATTCTGAATGTCATGCAGAGTATGGACAGTGTTACGGCCCAGGACGATGGTATCAACTACCAGGGCATTCTTATTGAACTCGGGAGGGTCAGTAGCTTCGGGTTCCTGACCGGGAGTAAGGGTGGTTAGTTTGGTCTCACCCATATATTTATCGGAAACGATGTTAGTTCCGACAACATCCTGCACGGTGAATTTACCAAGCAGGTTTTCGCCTTTAAGGTACTGCTGGTGGACAACTCCGTTAAACTTCTCAATCAACAGAGTAGGGACATCAGCACCTACGGCAGGATTTACAACAGGATTGATAGTAGATCCAGACATAGTTAATTCCTCCTTTACATATATGTTAATAGGGTCAGAGGTAAGTGGTATATAAGTAAGTTGACTTACATGCTCTAACTTAGATAGAATCTCTTAACTCTCTATACTCTCTTACCTCTCTTTAATTTCTTATTATTTCTTATTGCTCTTCTATACTGGTCCCTAATTATTCAAGGACCGTGCATCGTCAGATACCTTTGGCGATTCCAGCTTGTCTACGGGCATCCCAACCTGCCGGATCTTTTGCATATTCACCATTCTGGAATGATGCGAGGTATTCAGCCTGAGAGACAGAACCACCGGATGACGCAGGAGCTTGATTACTTCCGTCTTCAAGGTCTAACTCTGCCGGAGCAGGAGGCTTTCCTGCGCTGTCAAATTGGCTCCATAAATCTTGGATCATAAGCTTCTGCATCCGTAAGGTTCCGTTCTTCATAACCTCGTTAAATTCGGCAATGTCGTCCTCTGAGAGGTTCTTCTCAGCATAGGCACTAAGATCAGCCCATCTGTCCTCCCCACCCATCAACTCCAGTGTATCATTCCATGCGGTTTCTGCTGCTGCCTTGGCACTTTCCTGGCTTTCCGTAAATGCTTTCATAGTTGCGGCATCCTTAGCTGCAACACCGTCAAGGAACAGGTCTACTTGCCACTTTCCAAACGCTTCATTCAGGGCGTTTCTGGTGTCCTCTGACAGCCCTTCGGGAGAATACATCTCCTTGGCTATCTCCATGGCATCAAACCCCGCTTCCTGGGCAAAATTAGCCATATCTGGAGGTATGACAACATCAACCATGGCACCCTGATATTCAAATTTATCGGTCCTCAATTCTTCCGTATGAGGAGGGTTTGACTGTTCCCCTGGTTTGACATCCTCTGTATCCTTAACGTCCGTAGAATCGGCAGGATTTTGATCTACCGGCGTGTCTGAGGCTGTATCAATAGCATCAACAGAGGGTGTCTGATCAACTGCTGCCTGATCCACAACAGGTTCTTGATTAAGTTCTTCTGACATATAATATCCTCCTTAGTTATTTATTTTTCTATAAGCCGCTTCAAAGACATCAGCAGGAGACCAAGAAAGATAATGGCAACCATCCTTCTCAGGTCCATTGAATTCATCTTTAGCATTACAGTATCCTACGAGATACCCCTCTGCCTTCTCATTACTGTTATCAAACATCTTCTTCCCACTCATTTTCTCGAATTCACCAAGTGTCATTTTTTCTGCTTTTACTATCTTCATTCCTACAAAAAGATCCATATATCCTCCTTGTTTATGGGTGACTTGTTAGGCCACCTTAAGTTATTGTTGCATTGCTTGTTGTAACATTTCAGGACCGGCTTTCTCAGCGGCACCGGCCATTGCATCTGTCATTGTCTGGGCTTGTTGAGCTTGGGCTTGAGCTTGCTGTTTATCCTGGTACTCTTCATCCGTCATCATCCATGGCATTTCCATTGATAGGCCTGCAGCAACCTCTTTAGCATACACATCCCACTTGGTTCTTTCCTGAACAGGTAAGGGCCATGTTTGAGGCAATTGCATCATCTCAGTGAACTGCTTGATCTTATCCAGATCTCCAACCTTACCAAGGGCAGCAAGGCCTGTTACGATCTCGGGTATTACTTGATCAGGAAATGGGAAACCAATCTGCTTAAGATAGATCTTAGCAAGTGGAGATTGCATAGTCTGAGCCAGCAATGTATAGACACCACCAAGAGAAGTCTCAAGCTCCTGGGCATCAATGCGTAACTCAACAGTTGTAACTCGCTCTGCATCTCTACGGACAGCAGAGTTCATAAGGAATGCTTGACCTATACGTCTCTCATACTTAGTAAGAACCTCTGAGATTGGCTTGAAATCAGCATACTTAGCAAGTTGCAAGATGCCGATATCTTCAATGTTACCTCTCAACCACTCTCCAATAGGAGAAGTTGCTACCTCATCCAAGTCAATTATAGAGCCTGGACGTAAGAAGTATTTTATATCTGCCATGAGTACCATACCTTTAGCCACAGCCTCAGATAAGTATTCAATAACAAAGAAGTCACCTGCGTGATCCTCTACCAAACCTCTACCATAGTCTTCGCCGTTGGTATGGTTGAACATAAGAGGAATCCAGGGGAGATCTTCTGCCGGTATCTCTTGCCATTCTTTAATCTGAACACCAAGAGCAGACTGAGTAACTCCGAAAGTGTCTTCATCAATTCGGTAAACCCAGGTATACAAGGTGACATCATCATCTTTCTTGCACACTCCTGGTCCTTTGAGCCTCTTTAGCTGGTCTTGAACAGACTTAGACATAGCTGAGAATGCTTTCTTATCCTTGATCAGTAGCTCAACAAGCCTGCCGGATGTGTCTCTCCTGGTGAAATATCTGTCAAGCTTAATTGCCTGTAGGTTCCCATTCTTGGGCAGATACATTAATACATTACCAGCTATAAGTAAGCTCTTAAAAGCATCTACATAAGCCACCCTTGCTGCTGCTTTGGTCTGGTGTGTCTCTGCTCTCTTCTCAGCTTTAATCAGGAGTGTTGATAACTCAGTAGGGTCATATCCACTATTAATGAGGGTTTGCTTAGCAACATCATCAAATTCAAGTTTGAAGAATGACCGTTGGATTGGGAATAAAGTTGTGGTCAGCTTGTTAGCGAGGTGGTTAACAGCTTGAGCGCCAATGCCTTGGAACCCATGCTGATTTGCATCGGCACCTCTATTCTTGTCGTCATTGTCAGGTAAGATATAGGGTAAAGTAAACCTGGCATATTCACGACCTCTATCAAGGTACTGGTTCCTTGTAGATTGGAGACAGGATTCCCTATCCCCAAGGTCTAATGCAGTCCCGATACCCTGCTTTACCTTCTTTAGCAGGGACTCAAGCATATTATACGTTCAGTCCAGATCCAGTGCTACCAGCAGCCGCACCACCAGAGGGTTTGATCAAAGCTCTCTTACCTTGTATCTTAATGTCCGAAGTCTCATCGGAACTGTTACCGAGTACAATGTCTTCCGGTTTTGTCTCAACGACCCTTTCAGGTCTTTTAGCGGGATCAGCCGCTTCTGGTGAAGAAACACCCATAAGTTAACCTCCTTATAGTTTCATATTAAAGTTGTAGCCACCAAGCTTAAAGCCTAATGACCTATACATAGAGGAGGCAGGTTTGTCGTTGTCGATGCCGGAGTGAGCGCCACAGTGTACACTCTTACATCCAGACACCTTGCACCACTTTATGAAAGCAGAGACAAGTTTCCTGCCAACCTCATTACCCCTAAGTTAACCTCCTTATAGTTTCATATTAAAGTTGTAGCCACCAAGCTTAAAGCCTAATGACCTATACATAGAGGAGGCAGGTTTGTCGTTGTCGATGCCGGAGTGAGCGCCACAGTGTACACTCTTACATCCAGACACCTTGCACCACTTTATGAAAGCAGAGACAAGTTTCCTGCCAACCTCATTACCCCTTGCTTCCTTACGGACATACATAAACATCTCCTGTCCGATAGGATCATCTGACCACACCTGACCTGTGATACAACCCCAGAAGAAACCTAAAATTCTGCCACTCTCGGAGTCAACAGCTAAGAAGATGTTATGACTCTTGTTGGTTATGGCATGGATACAGTAATCAATTACTTTCTTCTCGTTATATTCATGACCACTCCACCGATCAGCCTCCTCAATGTACTCCTTTGCAATTTCAATGAGTTGCATCATGTCAAGTTCAATAGCTATCCTTATTGTATATGGCTTCAATTTTCCTCCTTGCTTCTTCAAGTACTACATTTTTAATCATATCCGCATGGCTGGATGTGTGGTTAACAGGGATAGGAGACAGGATATCCATCAGTACCTTAAAGGTGTCCGGTGTGATGACAGGTATAACATCCTGATTATTCCTCGTAGTCGAAGAAGCTCTCGCTGGCATCCCTGCCATAGACCGTTTCAGTTTGTTCACTATTATATTCTCCTACTATTCTCTTAAGTTCATTTACATTGATCTTCTCTCTTTCAGCCGCTTGCCTGAGTGCATAGGTAGGCTCTTTATCTGACTCTAAGCACTCAAGGACTTTCTTGAAAATCTTATAGTTCATACGTCAGCCTCTGTCTTATCAAATCTAAGCTCTCCGACCTTCGGAAGTCTTAATACGCCCTTACTGGATTCTTGAAGAGCATAGACTTGAAAGATCTTTCCTATAGGATAAGAATAACCATCCATTCCAGTGTGATAATTGGTAAGACACAGATACATTAGTTCTGCCATTTCATGAGTCCACCCTTTACCAAGCATGGCTTTAATGGTCTCACCATTCTTCCATTTGAAAATAAGGTTGGCAACCTTTCCTTTGTATTTTCCAGTACCTTCTTCCCAACCAACACACTCAAGGTCGTAGTCAACACCACGGACTATTTTCATCATACGGTATCCTTTGTGTCCTGCAACCCATCCTTCATCCATTCTCTTGATAACGATGCCCTCTTCACCATGCTTGATGTAATATTCTGCCAGATCCTCAATGTCCTCATAGGCAATAAGCACGGAATCAAGAACAGTAAACTCATATGGCATAATAGATTTCAGGTAAGAGTACCTTTCAACATATTCACGTTCTGACGTTCCAACAATGAACTCATTCAAAGTCAAATGGTCATGGAAGCAAAGGTAAGAGTCACGGCACCATTGCTCCTGATCTTTACTTAGGGGCTTAACTCGGTTAGGGTTAAAGATTCCAGACAAAGCTTCTAAGCTACAGCCATCACAGCAAAGCTCAGCAATGTAATCACCATCAGGTAATACCTTCCCCCATGCCATGAGCTGCTTAACAAGTCCCGCTGTGTTCGTCAACAGCAAGCCAGTCCGTGAAAACAGGTAATAGTTGGAGTCAAGCTTGATAACATGTGCGTATATTCCATCTTTCTTTACCTGACCATAGTAGTCAATATCAGTTGGTTTCTTAGAACCCGCAACCTCATCCCAACACTTGACCTTCATGGTCACTTTGTCTTTAATGCGGTGGTTCTTTTGGAGTCCAAGTAATTCGAAAATATTCATTAAGTTATCTCCTTTAAATTAAAGTCCGTTACGTTCGATCTGGTTGATTCTGAACTTGCAGATGTGTATTATCTTCTCGTAGTCGAGTAGTCTGGCATTCTTCTTAGTCATGCCTTTGACTTTCTTAGTACGCAAGATACGTTTAATAATATCAGCATCCCAAGGATTCAAGTCATACTCCTCCCATATGTTCCAGGGTTGAATAGCGTGACTTGAATAGTCAGACTCACCAACGTTATAAGTTAGTGGATCTTCTTCAACTTCCTCAGAATTGTCTGACAGTGTCAGACTTTCTTCACCTACCTTGTCAACAACCTCTTCCTTCTCTACTGGTCCCTTAATAGGTTTCACAGTTAATCTTGTCATTTATCCTCCTTATAATCCACAAATTCCACCGGAGCATTTTTCCTCCGTCTCATCAAATACCATACCCGCTGCCTCTTTAGCAATTCTGTATGGAACCGCTGTCAACGGCTGTCCACCTCTGGCACCGTCAGGGTAACAAGTCATACCTCTTAATCTCGGAGCATACTCAATCAGCATCTGGCTAAACTCTTGAGGTGTGAACGTCTGCTCATCAAACGCTGGCAGGTTCAATGTGCTGGATATTGCCATGTCCACATAGTCCTGAACGTCAGCCTGGAACTTAAGGCGTCTCTCTGGATCTTTGGCAAGAGAGCTGGATGTCTCAATAGATTCAGGATCAAGGCCGTATTCCTGTATAAGGCTCTCAGCAGTAGCATCCACAACATATTCGTAGTTCCATTTAGTTCCATTAGTCAGGTATCTACGCTTGTAAGCAACAGCAAACAATGGTTCAATACCAGTGGTTGTACTGGCAAGAATACCAATAGTACCGGTAGGTGCAATGGCCCTGTACTTCTTTGGTCTGTTGATCTCCAGCTTATCAGAGATGATGTTTGCTCCAGCTTCACCAGCTTCCACATACAGGGACAGCCACTGTCTAAGATCATCGTTCATCTCATACCGATGTCCGTTCTTGAGCAACCAGGCATGAACTCCCATAATACCGAGTCCAATTTTACGGTTCTGATCACGCACCTGATACACCTTCTCGTAAGGAAGGTCAGCCCGGTATCCACCACATACCAAGAACTTAGATGCAATGTGGCATACTCTGGCAAACTCCACAGATGATTCGATGCGCTCCATATTTACTGAACCGAGATTGCAGACATCACTGTCATCCTCAGAGGTGAACTCGGTACAAGCATTGCGTAATGTATCTTTCGTATTTACACCAAAGTTAAAAGACATACCAGGTTCAGCAGTCTTTAGAGCCTGTTCTACATTAGAATCCCATACCTTCCTGGCCCATTCATATTCCTTGGCAGATCTCTCTCCAAATACAGCAGCAAGGAAATCATCATCGTAGTTGACAGATATGTTAGTCATGTCAAGGTCAGCAGGGAAGTTGAAGTCAGCTTCTTTCAAAGCTTTAACCTCATCTGACCAGTCCTTGGCATAGATGAAATCCATAATATCAGGATGCTTCCAAGAGAGTGAGGCATACATAGCTGATCTCCTTGAACCACCCTGCATTACATTGCGTCCTACCTCATTCATAACTTTCATAAGAGCGATAGGGCCAGAAGCAATCCCACCCGTACGGCTTAAGATACGACCACTCTCCCTGAACAAGGAGTAATCAATACCTA